AGGAGGAATACTGGGTACATTACCCTGTCGATGGGAATCATGGGCCGAGTAGAGGAACTGTCTTCCATCTGAAGAACAGACAGTTCACGCTGCGCAACGACAACAAGTCTGACGTACCGGGTTCATTCCAGTTCAACGCACTGGCCACTCATCCCCGTGGCTGGTTCCTCATCGCGCCCAAGACCATCACAGTCAGTACCGGAGTGCTTAACCAGAGACAGGCTTACAACATCGGGCTACAAGTGTGGAGTGCCAGTCGCACACAGGGCAAGACTGTGGTGCTTAACGATGTGGACGGCTTGTGGGTCATCGACACCGTCTCGGATACTGAAGCACTAGAGGCGACATATGCTTCCGTGTGGGAGGCGTTCGGAGACACTAGCAAGAAGAAGCGTGCCCTCTCCGTGGAAGTCAACTGCCGTGTCCAGGGGAACAACGAACTACCAATCACAGTGGGATATGACTGGAAGCCTGTCCTCATCACGGGAACCAGCATGCCTCTGGCTAACCCGGAAGACTACGGCACACGACAAGACGACGCTATCTATGGCCCAGCTAGCAACGTGCGCACCGAT